TCCAGCTTCGCGTCAAGCTCTACCTGCCGGTTGTACTGCTCAATCTGGTCGCCCAGCTTGTGCGAATCATTCAGAATCGTAGCGTGACGCGCCGACTCTTCATCCGTCATCTGTCGCTTTTCAGCGTCAGCCTTGTCGCACAGTGCGCGGCCTTCCGTCACAAGACGGTTCCGCAGTTCGATCATGTCTTTTACATTCATCTTTTAAACTCCTATTTCGATCAGTTCTTGTCTGCGGATTGCCGTGCTTAGTGGCGTTCCAAAGACTTCCGCTTCCTTTATCAACCCATTGGCCCGCGCAGCATCCAGTACGCTACGCGCTTCTATTTCAGTTTCCTGATACGCCGGGTATGCCACCGGCGAAACGTCAAACACGGAAAGATTTATTAGCTCACGCAACTCGATACCGTCTGCGTCGAAGCTCCAACGCTCACCACCGGCAGGAACGCGGAACCCGAAAGACATAGAATTAACATCGCCACGCGCAATGCTGGTGTACTTGTCGCGGCCTTCGTTGGAGTCGGGTGGGAATATTTCTACTCGTAACCCTTTGTCATCTTGGAACATCCGCAACGTTCCAGACTTAGTGCTACCCAGTACGATGTTGCTATCGTGATTCCACAAAGCGAGTACATCGTCATTCTGTATGGCGTTGGTGAACGCGCCGGGGCGCACAACCTCGCGGAAGTAGTTGCCAATCATCGTGGGCTTATCAAATACAGCCGCATAGCCGGTCAACACCATCGCGCTATCCGACTCTCGGGTTTCCGCTCGCCATTCAACCGAATCAAACGCTATGCGCTGTGTTTTCATAGGTTGTATATTTCCTCGTTGTCTGTGGCTTCCTGCATACTTTTTGTCTGCATACCGGAACCCATGATTACCTCGTCGCCACCGGGGCGCGGGTTAAGGTTTTCTTTGGCGCGAACCTCGTTGGGTGTCATGATCGTATTCTGTATCGCAATCGCGTAAGCCTCATACCGGCTCTTGAAGTCGCCACGTAACAGGCCGTCTACATTGAATTCGATGTAATAGCCGTTGTCCTGCTCCTCTCGAGTCAGGCATTGCATATTCATCGTGCTTTCGATATTCGTGATAAGCGGGGAAAGCACGTACTGCACGAATTCGATACCCTGCTGTTCCACGTTCTTAAGCGTGGAATTAGAATGCTCGTTTAGGCGGGAAGGTGGTGTATTGCTAAAGCGCGAAACGTCCTGCACGTTGGAGATACGCGCACTTGTCATCTGCGCCTTTTCAGGGTCTACGCCGATGGTCTGGTATTCCGCGCCGCCCGGTAGCACAGCCACCTTTTGCAGATTGCCAATACCACCATTCGCACGCTTCCAGCTTTCCTCGGCAAGCGTAATCTGGTCCGGCTTCATGCCCTGCGGATAACGCAATGCACCGCGAAGGGAACCGCCCGCCGTGAAGAATTTACTCATGTACTGGTCCATTGCAAGGCCAGTGCTGATAGTGTCGCTGCCAAGCTGAACCATGCTGAACGGTTGCCAGCCCTCAAGCCGGAAGCCAAACATAAAGAGCATGTCCGATTGCTGCACTGTCATCATCGGGGCGTTGGGCGCATTGACATGGAATTTCAACTCTAGCCCCGCATCCTCGACGGTCACGAAGTTGGGATTGATGGGCCAAAGCTCAATAATCTGCCCGCGATTGTTGCGGATGATTTGCGCAAACGCCTTGCCGCGCAGCACGTAATTGGCAATAAACATGCACCATGCATCGTAGTGATTCAGCTTAGGATTCCAAGCCAAAGATAGAATGCGGTTCAAGGGGTGCCGATAGATGCGCTTCTTGGTGCCGTCTTCATTGCGTTGGAATAGATGCTTAGGCAGCATCGCCGCGATCATGAAGTTTAGAACGGTCTGAAATACGGCGGGATTGGTGAGTGCGGAATACTCATTAACGTAGCCGGAGCCGCCGTCACCACTATTGGTAATGGCACGCATGATATCCGCTTCACTGAGAATGCGCCCGCGCTTTTCAGCTTGGACTATCTCGCACATTTTAGCCGCCAGTTCCATACGCCGCTCCAGTAATTGAGCGTAGTATGGGGTCAGTCGCGTGCTATGTAAATGGCTGTAGTCCGAGAATCGGAAATGGATTTACAGACGCTTCCATTCGGGATATTGAATAACAAACTTCTGCTGATTGCCACATTCGCCACAACGGCGATATGCAATCTGCCCCTTGGTAGCGTATACAGGAACGCTCTTACATCCGCACTTAGGGCAGATAGGGCGCACCTCAACCGCGTTGAAATTGTTGCCGCTCATATAAAGCGTATCCCTTCATCGAGTCCATACCCAGAGGTGGTTGCAGCTTCCGCGCCACTGAACGCCATGATCATTGCAATCACGCCGTCGATTTTGTACCGGTTGTTCTTTTCGGACTTCACTAGCTTGATGTTGTCGTTCCAATCTACATGCGCCTGCGCGTTACCCATCATCCAGTCCAACACCGGATGCCTGTTATGGTTTAGGCCAGCTTGTGCTATGCAGATTTCCAGCGACTTGGTAGGGGGTGATATATTGATTGGGGTCTGCCGGAACACCGTCATGGTTACGCCCTCATTATCCAAGTCTGTGACTAGGCTGGAGGCGTTGTACGGGTCGTATCGGATTTCTTGCAGGTCGTATTTCTGGCGGATTTCCAACACCTTATCTTTGATGTAGGTGTAGTTGCATCGACTACCCGGCGTGGTTTGGATCAGCCCGTCCGCAATCCATTGCCCATACGGCACGTTGTGCCTATCTTCCATCGCCGCGACATTCTCTTCCGGCAACCAGAACCAATTGAGAATCCGCGCAGGCTCTTGGGGGAACCAAAGGCAGAGCGCGGTCAAATCGTCCGTGCTGCCCAAGTCCAGACCGCCAAAGCATTCACAGCCATTCAAATCTTCCTCGCCGTAATCGTCCCCAATCTTTTCCCACTTGTTGACATCCATCCAGCGATTGGTTGACCGTACCCAGCGGTTCAGGTGGTATCGCTTAAACTGCCCTTGCTTGCTCGACGTATACGCCGCCGCCTTGTATATCTCGCGCAGGTTATCTTCATAGATGGTGCAGCCCCATGATGGGTTAGCACGCCGCCACACAACAGGGTCGTGCCAGTCCATCGTATCGTCGGCTTGGTAGCAGAGGCTAAAGAAGGACGGGTCTAGCTCGCGCCCATCGCGTATGCGCGCTCCACGGTTCCATTCTTCCCATCCAATGGATAGTGGGTCATACAATCCAGCCGTGGATAGGCTCAAGAACAATGGCTCCCTACGGGCAATCTGAGAGCCTGCAAGCGTATCCCATAGCAGCCGAGACCGTTGAACGTGCAATTCATCGAATAGAATTGTTGAAGCGTTAATGCCTTCATGTAGCTTTGCATCGGCAGACAACGCACGGAAGCTGCCATTAGTTTCCGGTGCATAGATTGTTTTGCGGCTATCCACAATCCTCATGCGCTTTTCGATTTCAGGACTTGCCCGAATCATGCGGGCTGTTTCGTCAAAGATGATGCTGGACTGCTGCCTGTCGCCCGCCGCCGTGTAGATTTCCGGGCCTGCTTCGCCGTCCTTTGTCATTAGAAATGGCACCGCACCCGATACTAGCGTGGACTTGCCTTGCTTCTTAGGCACCCAAAGCCCGCCGCGTGAGTACCGCCGGTGTCCATTGGCGCG